CAACAGGAGCTAACATGGAAATTCGCAACATCAACGGTGTATTTGTCGCTTTCAACGCTGCAGGTAAGGAAGTTGCTCGTTCTAAGAACAAATACTATCTCAAGCAGAAAATCGAAGGCTACGAGGAAGTTCCTCAAGCTGAGAACAAGGCTATGGAATTCCCTATCAATCAGCGTTTCCAATTCGTTGAGCAGATTGTATCTATGATTGCTCGTCGCGTTACTCCTTCTGTAGTTATTACTGGCGAAGGTGGCCTCGGTAAGACTCACACAGTAATCAATTCGCTCAAAAGCGTTGGTCTGAAAGATGTAACCGAGATGGTTGCAGATGCTGATGATGGTACAGTTGTTCAAAGAAAAAAGACTTTCGTAGTAATTAAAGGGTTTTCCACAGCGAAAGGCCTTTTTAAGCTACTTTTCGAGAACAAAGATAGCATTGTCGTCTTCGATGATTGCGACTCTATTCTCAAAGATCCAGACGCTCTTAACTTGTTGAAGGGTGCTTTGGACTCATATGACAAGCGTTTCATCTCATGGAACACAAACAGCATCGATGACAACTTACCACGCACTTTTCAGTTTACAGGTGGAGTAGTATTCATCAGTAACCTGACACAGGACAAGATTAGCCAAGCTTTGCGTAGTCGTTCGATGTGTATTGACCTGTCTATGACTACCGATCAAAAGATAGACCGTATGAAGCACATTCTGAAAGAGGCTAATTTTCTTCCATCTGTTTCTTCTATCCAGAAGATGGATGCGTTCGAATTCTTGAAAGTAAACAAGGACATTGCCAAAGAGATCAATTTGAGAACATTGATCAACATTACTAAGATCCGTACAGACGGTGGAAGTAACTGGAAAGACCTGGCGACATACATGCTTGTTAACTGATATCAAACGGTTTGAGGCTGTTGACTTAAAGACCAAACTGGAAGATAATTGGGATATGATAAACAAGAGAGACCATATGACAATACTATACGATACACGCCACGGTGGCCCATTTGATCGGGGCAGTGCCGACAGTTACTACAGTCGTGGATATCATCCTCACTACTTTGAAGGTGCCACAAGCACCACACCTCGGGTGGAGATGGAGAACATGACTGCCGCTGAGATCACAGCCTACACCGCAGGCTATGAAGACAACGAAGCTTCTGGTGACAAGAAGGATTGGGGTTAAATAATGAGTACAAGAGCAGCGATTGGTTTTCGTGTGGGCGAAGAGATCCATACAATTTACAGTCATTATGATGGTTATCCGAAGCATGTAGGCAAGATTCTGCAGGAGTACTATGCCTCTGCAGAGAAGGCTAAAGAACTTGTTTACGGCCCTCAGATTCGTAATTTTGATCATGACGGCACGTGCGTGCGGTTCGGAGACGGAACGCTAGATGATCACGAGGCGAATCCTACTCTAATCGATTCAATACAGGGGTATGACTATCTGTATTTGTTTGAAGGTGATCAGTGGGAGTGTTATGCACGAGACGGATATGTCAAGCCTGATCTACTTCGCCGTGTAAAGATTCCTGCAGGAGTGACTTGTGATTGACAGAGAAGAATACGAGAGGGTAGAGAAGGAGAAGCTGATCAAGTTTATCAGTGAGATGCAATTATCTCTCAATCTTCCCAGCAGGGTCAATCAGAAACAGAACAACTACCAGTTGCGTAGGCAGTTAGCTGAACTTGCTAAGATGTCCGCTCATAAGTTGGAAGCTCAATTGTCAAGGGGAATGTAATAAACTGACACTTTCTCCTTATAGATTCTTAGCTGATAGTCTTACTTCAAACCGTTGTCATTTGGTCTGATTGAAGAGACAATGGGGTCATGTTAAACAAGGAGTTAGTATGAATTTAACAGTAGCAAGTCTTATTCCAGCAACGTTGATTGCTCGTCGTGCATTCTATGCACTTGGTCGTAGGTTTGTGTACACTAATAACTACAAGGACTGTCATACGGTTAAGGCATACCGTACAGGATCAAACAATACCGATACTGAATTTGCTGACAAAGTATCGGAAGTGTTGTGGATGGCTGGACACAGAAATACTACATGGCATGTCACCGGTAGTGTACGCTCTGGTGCTATCATCATTCGTATTCCTAAGTAAGACCACTCACCAATTCTTAGCCATTTGTCCTAACCAAAACCGTTGTCCAAAGACCAAAACAAAGAGATAATGGTCACAACAACGCAATTCAAGGAACAATTATGAAATTAGTTATTTACACTCAGACTCGTGAGAACTACGGTGCACATGATTGGGACGGAGAAGGTGCATGTCCTCAGTATTGGAAGAACAAGGGTGGTTCAGAGTACATCGTTGACGACATTGAACACTTCGTTGCTATTGATGACGACTTCTTTGCTAAGAACATCAAGAGCATTGTGTATGACTATATTGCTCCAAAGATTGAAGAGAACAGTGATTACTTTGAACAGACTATCATTAACTATTCGATAGAGGATAATGACTATATGTCTCAGTTTGAGAAGTCTCAGCTAGAATACGAAGGCTTTATTAGATTCTTTGAGCCACGTATAGACATAGAAGGTAATGTTATAGCAAGAGATATATCAGTACAGAATAATAATATTGTTATGTCATCTAACTAAAGCACAGAATGTGCTTACTGAGCTATTTTATAGCGTAGAATAGCTGAATTCAGCAATTAAATAAGACCGCACCTAGAAAAAAGGACCAGGAATATGAAGTTAATGCAGGAGATGACGGTATTTGCCGGTGCAAAGATGCCTAATCATAGTTATCTGCTGGATGATGCTGGAATTGCGATAGGAATGAGGAAGTTTTCTGCAGGAGAAGTGATGAAGTTCAGAACTCCGATACTGCTGGATAGACGTGGTAGGATATTCAAGCTAGTGGATGACTTGGGTCCTGATACACCTGTCTCCAGTAACATTGTGGAGGTTGCAGGAAGTGGCAGCAATGTCTATACTGTAGACCTTGATAAGAAACAATGTAGCTGCCCGGGCTTCACATACAGGGGAGAGTGCAAGCATATTGCTATTGCTGACAGTCAGAAGTGAGATATTATATTGCGCAATTCTTAGCTGAAAGTGCTATAAAATATCGTTGTCCAAAGGTCTGATTGAAGAGATAATGGGGTCATGACAAACAACAACACCTCAATCATATGAACCAAAACCTGATACAAGATCTCAACGATGCATATACCCCATTTGCATATGTCCTCCGGTACTCGGAGCCTTTGACACCCACTCAAATCGAGTGGCTCAAAAATGTGCTGGCGGATATGCCTCTTACGGCTAACTACAAGCCTGAGATCGGTGGATTCGTAGGCCGTATTTAAAAAGGAGCTATTATGACTGAATTTGAAACCAAGTGCTACGGAATGTCCGAAGCCGTTATCCGTGAAGACTACATGCAGAGTATCACTGCACGCAGCTGCGGGATGGAGATGGTTGTGATGGGTTTGTTGTCTGATGCGCAGGAGCTGCAGGGCTTTGGCAACGCGCAGGCTTTGGACCAAAGTCGCAAAAACATGAATATCGCCAAGTATATTCTGTCTGAAATGATGGAGCAACGTGATGAGTTGCTTGCAAGCAATGCCCGCAAGTCACATAAGGTGGCTGGCTGAGTATAAAGTTTTAAGGAGAGGCGCTGCGAGGCGCGCGCTGCGAAGCTACTCTTAAACGACCTGTAGAACACTCAGGCGTCCTTAATCTGGACAGGGTAACAACTCAAGTAGGGGCGATCATGGAAAAACGTAGCCTACACCTAATTAGCCAGTTGACCAAAGTACAGAATGAAGAGATAATAAGACATCAACAGGAGAAAACGATATGAAAGAACTGAATCAGTATGTCGCTCGCAAAAACAAGTGGAATGCAATGTTCAAAGGCCGTGTATACGACTTGTCTATTGAGCTGGACCGTCAGCTGATTGCTGATGCGCTCGATGCTGACCTCTCCCCGGAGAACCTCACCTGTGATGGTGAACTCCCCCGCGCACAAGTAATTGCCCGTGCTAAGTTCTTGAACAAGGCTGCAGAGCAATTGCTGAAGCTGGATCCCACTGTGAAGATGTACGAATGCAACTAAGGAGTATGAAAATGGGTAGAATGTCTGACTTATCACTTGATATTGAAGAGGCACTGGAAGCTGGCCGTGATATCACCAGCATCATCGATGGCCTGCAGGAGATGTACGGGTTCTCTCGTGCAGAGGGTTTAAAGTTAGTCAATGATGTGTCCTACATGTTGACCTTTGACCAGGACCAGGAGATAATGGGGTCATGATGGATCACAACACCTACAACGCTTATTTGGATCGTAAACTGGCTCACTACAATGTGTGGCTGGTCGATAATAGCCGGGAAGCCGGCAAACCGTATCCGGGGTTTCCGGAAGACAAGCAGCCCAGCGCTGTTAAATTTAGGATGAAAAACATGCAAGTAATGAACGCTTTCGAGCAACACGCCCACGACACGGCCGAGCGCAAAGTCACTAAGCCTAAGGCTGAACGTGCACCTAAAGAGCCCAAGGCTCCTAAGGCACCACGTGCTTCCGGTCCCACCAAGGCTGATCGTGCACTTGAGATCTTCAAACGTCTCTCTGGCGATAAGGCAGCAGTGATTGCAGCTATCAAGGACGAACTGTCCATGAGTGATGCAGGAGCTACTACTTATTTCTACAACGCTAAGAAGTTGGCGAAGTGATACTATAGGGGCCAGTTGACTTCGGTCGCTGGTCTCTATATAATCCCGTTGTGGGGATCAGATAATCAGTAACAACCAAAGGAACAGTAATGGACAACAGCTCTCAATTGCCTAGACCGGAGTACGTTGCTACTATCATCACCCCCGAGCAAGTGACGTCAGCGATGAATTCAGTGACGTTTCCCCCTATGACTCATACAGCACTGCAGCTGATCAACAACTCGCCATCTTTTTGGAGCACACACATGCACGCATCTACACTTAAAGTAATATCTCCCATGTCAGACATGGCATTGCAATTGCTAATTAACCCTCCTAAGATGAGTACTAAGTGTGCAGTCTTTACTAACATGGTTGCGCAGCTTACACGCTGAGGCCCATCCAGCCCCCCGCAGACCCTAAGCACAGGGGCCGGGGGGCCTTTTGTGCCACTTTGGACCTAATCAACTACGGCCTAGTATCCAAAAGGTCTTAGAACATCGCCGCGGGGGCCAATTTATCCTAAACGGTTCTGAAACGAATTCCACCAAAAATTATTTTTAGCAAAAAACCACCAGAAAGGGTCGATATGAGATTTCATCCACGTTTTGTAGGCAGGTACTTTGAGCGGTACTATGGCCTCAGATTATTAACAACAAAGTTTAATCAGTACAGAGAAGAGAGCGGATTGCGTCCTGTTAAGGAAAAGACTGTCCATCGGTACAATGCTGGTAAGTCTGGCTATGAGACAAGCGTGCCTTCTTCCTATAAGCAATTCTTGATTAGTAAGATATCATAATGAACGATGATAATTATGATGTTGTAGCTGATGCTCTGCTAAAGGAGAATAATAATGCTTGATAGAGAAGATAAGTTATGGATGATATTGTTTGTAGTAATGATACTGTTGTTACCTACTGTGTTTTTGTATATGGTAAGCGATAAAAAGAGCAACAAAGAGATTAAGTGTGATCGCCTGGGTGGAGTAGTGATCAAGATATCTAACGGTTGGAAATGTATCGATACTAAAGTGTTAGTATGAGACACGATTAATGTGGGGAGAAGAATAATGAACGAGCGAATAAAAGAGCTTTATCTACAAGCGCGTACCGCTGCGTGGAATGAACCAATTGATCTTAGAAATTGTTCAGTAGAAGATATAAAAGGAATCAGTCAACAAGTTTACGAAAAGTTCGCCGAGTTGATTGTGCGGGAATGCGCTAAGTCTTTGTGGACCGAAGAATGCCATAACAGTGATTTGGCATTAGAAGAATTTGAAAGAAACAGTGCTAAGATTAAACAACATTTCGGAGTTGAAGAATGAGATGTGTTGCTTTCGAATACCCCTATTATACACAAGAAGAGTGACACATATGTGTCACTTTTTGTAAGTGGTTAGTTTGGTTTAATCAAATATTTGATTAATAAGTGTGTCTACGTGTTCATTTTTTGATGCTAAAGGTTCAAGTAGTGTTAAAAGTTGTTGGATTTGTGTTACATTTAGAGTAACTGATATATCATTTAGATCACAATCTGGATATATCTCATTTAGATAAAGATTGGTTGTGAGGATATTAGAAGGAATAGTTATAGAGATGGTTTGGTTCATTTTTAAACTCCAGTTGTTGAAGGACCAATTATCTTTTGTTTCAGTAACACACACAACTGTATAGAAAGTACCAGGATGCTATTGAAGGACTTTGGTTGACCAAGGTACAGATCCAGAAGATAATGGACTCATACAAACGAAGGAGTAGAGAATGTCGAGAATGAGAGAGTGCACTGTAATTTGTCGCGAATGCTCACAAGAACATTTGACGACCGATGTTGAATTTCTCAATATCGAGGAAGACATACAGGGGCGTGATATCATGCACTTTATATGCCCGTTGACAAATACAGAGACAAAGAGTATAGTGTACGGAAAATGAACAAAAAAATCTTTGTTATATCCGGTACCTATTGAGGTTGAATTATGAACGAACGAATAGAAAACTTACTATACCAATCAGGTCTCACTGCGCAGGGATGTTGGGATGAGTTGGGTACATACGAGCAGGATGCTATTAAAAAGTTTGCCGAGTTGATGACCAATGAATTTATCGGTATACTGCAGTCAGAGATTACAGCAGTGGAACAATACAAATCTACTTCGTTCACCATTCGCGACGCCGAGTGGCATGAAGGTAAGATCAACCACTTTCATAAATTGATTAGAAAAACTAACAAACACTTTGGAGTTGAATAATGAACGAACAAATTAAACTATTTGCTGAACAAGCCGGCTTCTCGATGTGGGAAGATGAGTCATGGAATCCCGGTGACGTTGTTGACTGGAGTTCACGTTATGATACTGAACTGGTAGAGTTTGCTAACCTAATTATATTCGAGTGCGTCAAGCTTGCCGTGTTCAATGGCGATCACGCAACCGCTACAGCAATTAGAGAACATTTCGGAGTTGAGTGATGGTTGAATTAACATTAGTGTTTTTTATATTGTTAGTAGTTGTTGCCATTGTTCTTGTCCCGTTTACTTTCATATGGGCAATGAATACATTGTTCCCAGTACTTGCTATTGACTATAGTTTCATCAACTGGATAGCAGTGTGTGTTATTCATATGTTCTTTCAAATCAAAATTAGTTATAAGAGATGAATCAATGAACAAAAAAATTAAAGTATCCTATGAAAAAATGGATTGAAAAAGAGTATACTCAGTGGGTGTATTATGATGATGAAGATGGTAAGATTATTGGTGCTGTCTACAAGGTAGGAAATCAATTATCAATCTACGGCGCCAAGATCTATACTGACGTTGAAGGGATTCTAGGACAGTACGTTGATTCTGACTACGCCCGCAGAGCTGTTGAACATTACTGGGATATTCAAGAAAGGACATTGATCCAATGAACAAACATAAAGACATTTATCATGTAGTTGAGATGGTACTTACTAATTTAAAATGGATTTCTAATTACGTCGAGATGAATGACCTATCAAATACTGCCAACCCTGAGGAAGTGGTTGAAAATATAATTGAAGTATTAGAAGAGGCACTGAAAGAAAAAAACACAGGATAATATACAATGTTAGAAACAATTTGTGATGTATTAAAAGATGCATATAATCGTAACTGGATTACCAGCCGTGATGGTAACGTAAGTATTCGTCACCACGACCGTGATCATTTTTACATTACTCCAAGTGGTGTACGTAAGCAGACTATGCAACCAGACCAGTTTAAAAAGATCAGTATTGACAGAACTATAAACAGTGGACACGGCACTGGCATATATTCCTACAACTGGAGAGACTTGCCTTATACTGATATCAGTAAGAATCTTAGACCAAGTGGAGAGATTCCATTACACTTTGGCTTGCAGAAGCTAATGGGTCAACATAGTAATGATGTCCGAGTAATTGTACACGTTCACCCCACTTATTGTATTGCTGCCATGCATGCCGGTATTGACCTTAGTAATATTAGCGACTCGTTTCCAGAGCTTAGTCGTTACACAAAGGTAGCGCCTAACGTAGGAGACGTAGCTCCTATTAGTCAAGAACTTGCCGATTGCTGCCATGAAAATCTTAAGTTAGATAATGCAGGAAATATTGCATATGATATTGTGGGAATCAAAGGACACGGTGTAGTTGCTATTGATACAAGTCCGTGGCGCACCTATGAACATATTGAGCGGTTAGAGCATATTTGTAAAATAGTACTAGCCAGTGGGATTCATTAATGAAACCTTACCGCGGTGCTACTTGATATGGCTACTTTTGCTCTGTTTGTCCTTACGTGCTTTGTAATGTACAATCCTATTGTCTAGTCAATTTGGAGTTAGTAAGTGAAATATTATAGAATATCTTTCCCGGGTGAGTGCAACCAGCATGTGGAAGAGATTTGGTCAGAGAAACAAATCCTCTCCAGCAGCTGGTACAGGAACTGGGTAATGATGATGATTCAGGCTGATAAAGCTTTTTTGATTGATAATAAGACTGCTATCGATGATTGGGTTGTAGTTCATTGGGCAGTTGAGATACCTAAACCAGATTGGATAACAGATGAGCTATGATGGGCTGGTTAACTTTGTGTACAAGTATCGTAACGCATGCTGGGATAACCCAGATGCAGAACTAAGGATCTCAAAATGAAAGTTGTAATTAATTCATGTTTCGGTGGTTTCGGTTTATCCGATGCTGCTTTCGAAGAGTTATTGAATCGCAAGGGTGTTGCGTGGGAAAAGGTAAAAGACGAATACGACCGCAATGTATACTACAAAGCTGGTTATTTGGAAGAGGATGACCATTATTTGTCGTGTTTTGAGTTTACAGAGAACCGTGCTGATCCTGACCTGGTTGCAGTTGTTGAACAATTTGGCAAGGATGTCAATACCCCGTACTCATCAATTAAAATTGTTGATATACCTGACGATGTTGAGTGGATAGTAGAAGAGTATGATGGTCTGGAGCACGTTGCTGAAATTCACAGGACTTGGGACTGATATGCTGTTTGCACTAGGAATGATTGCAGGTATAATAATCGGTATCATATTATGGCTTTTGATTAGGGAGAACAAATGACGTCACTACTTGCAATTGCAATTATCCTTGTTATTGAATTTGGAATTAAATTATGATCTCGATTAATATCCTTTTTGCATGTGTGTTCTTTGCAATATTGACAACCTACGACTACACAGGAAAGAGATTACAATATATATTTGACGGAACAGCATTTTCATTCAACGTTGCAGCTGTGCTGCTATTCATTAGCACTTAAAAAGGAAAAGTTATGAAATTCACTAAAACCCACAATGATTGGAATGGTCAATTCCTCGAAACTATATCGATGGAGATTAGAGAAGACGCTCATATTGATGATGTTCTAGAAACATTCACAAGATTCATGAGAGCTGTTGGATACGTTTTTGATGGTGATGTCCAAATTGTCAATCAAGAAACAGACGCCCTCAAAGATTATCAAGATTGGAACTTTGTTGAAGAGGATGAGGTTGAGGAGACGAATGACGAGATGATTCCTGCATTCGAAGGACCTATTAGAGGATTCCATTATCAGTATAAAGACAATAACTATCAATATAAAGATAACAACACAACATCTTGGCCATGGCCTTTTCCATCGTTAACTAAACCCTGATGCCTTCTAAGAAGGCAATATTGAGTATTTTAGATTATGAGAAAACGTGAAATTATGAACCACCAACAGTATCAACTTAATATGGATCAAGTTGATACCATTGTAACTGATGAGCTCAAACAAGCAATTGATCTTAACTGGAACGGTGACCACGAGCTTGTATCAGCTGCGTTCAAGCTACTCAGTTATTACTTACCGTCAGATGAGTATCAGCAATATGTTGAGCAACTTAAATTTTTATTTGAAGGTGAAAGAGATGTATAACGATAGAAGTTTTATTGAGCGGAAAATGAAACACTATAACACATGGATGATGGATAAGAATAGGGATCCAGCTTCAAGGTATCCGGGATTCCCAGAAGAAATTGCTTTTAAGTTAGCTGAAAAAGAATTTACTGAGGAATTCCTTTCTCGTCAAAAGAAAAGAAAGAGTCGAAATGAAGAACAAATTAAACAAAAAGCCTAGAACAATCTACATTGACATGGACGGAGTGGTTGCAGACTTCAACTCTCATGTGTCAAACATACTTGGACGTAAAATTGGATGGGATCAAGAGGACCTGACTAGTGCAGAATGGGATGTTTTGGCTGAAATTCCAAATTTATATCGCCAACTTCCGCTAATTGAAGATTCTGTTAGGATGGTTGGCCTTTGTAAGAGCTTTGCATCACGTGTAAATGTCGAGTTTTTAACAGCTATCCCTCGTCAAACGACGATGCCGTCAGCAAGACAGGACAAAATTGACTGGATAAACAACTTTTTTCCGTTTACTACAGTGAATTTTGGTCCATATAGTAAAGACAAACAAAAATGGGCACGTCCTGGTGACATTTTGATCGACGATAAACCAAGCAACATACAAGAATGGGGTGCTGCAGGTGGTATTCCCGTGTATCATTTTGGCAATTACGACAATACGATCAAGCTGATCCTCTTTGCAATGGATGAAATTCCAGAACCTGAGCTCAAGTTGGACTTCTAAAACCCGCAGAAATGCGGGTTTTTTAGTGACTGTTGACTTCAAACCGTTTGACGTATATAATGGAGGTGTTAGTTAGTTGAAACCCTCTTTTTTAAAGGAAATGAAAATGTCTCACTTAGTTGAAATTGTTAATGGTAAAGCAAGCATGGCTTATTCTGGTGAAACTCCTTGGCATGGTCTTGGTAAGGCAGTTCCCGCTGATCTGTCTCCTGCTCAGATGTTGGAAGCTGCAGATCTTGATTGGACAGTGGAGAAGATTCCTACGTTTGCCAAGATCGATGGTAAGCAAATCTACACTGGCAAAGATGCGCTAGTTCGTAGCTCAGACAACTCAATTCTTGATGTTGTATCTAAAGACTGGAATCCATTACAGAATCATGATGCTTTTGAGTTCTTTAACGACTTTGTAGTATCTGGTGATATGTCAATGCATACAGCTGGCTCACTTCGCGATGGCCAGATTGTATGGGCTCTTGCAAAAGTGAAAGAATCGTTTGAGTTGTTTGGTGGTGATGTTGTTGATAGTTATTTGCTATTTACTCTTCCACACAAGTTTGGTCAATCGATTGATGTACGCTTTACACCAATTCGTGTTGTGTGCAATAACACATTGACGCTTTCGTTGTCTGTTAAGGCTAACAATGGTGTCAAAGTATCACATCGCTCTACTTTCAATGGCGACTCTGTCAAAGAGACTTTGGGTATTGCATCAGATAAATTAGCCAAGTATAAAGAGATGGCTAAGTTCTTGGGTTCCAAGAAATTCAAGGATGAGTCTGTTAAGGACTACTTCAACCGTATCTTCCCTGTCAATGCATACGGTCGTTCTAAGAACGAAGACACAAAGGCTAAGAAAGAGATGTCACAATCTGCAACTCTGGCCATGATCGCTCTTGAATCACAGCCAGGAGCTAAGTATGCTGAGGGTTCGTGGTGGTCTGCATTCAATGCTGTTACTTATTTGACTGACCATCACCTTGGTCGTACTCAAGAAGGTCGTCTGGCTTCTGCCTGGTACGGCACTAACAAGGCTTTGAAAGTAAAAGCTCTTGAGACTGCTGTCGAAATGGCTGAATCAGCATAATAATTATGGGTGGCCTAGTGCCACCCACTTTTTGAAAGATATATAATGAAAACAAATTGGTTACCTGCTGGTAAATACTGGGTTGGTGATTTGTGCTATGTGATGCATGAAGAATGGGACGAGGTGTGTGGCCTCTTCTTCAAAGGCCGTGATGATCACGGATGCAACGAAGGCCTATTTGAATTGAAAGACGGACGTAAGTTTGTATCATTTAACACCAAATGGGGTGATGGTGGATACTACGATGAAGCTGGAAATGAGTACGGTGTTGATGCTGGTCTAATTGGATGTATACTGGTTTCTGATATTAAGACTAGTGATGAAAATACTTTGAATGGTGGCCACGTTCATGAATTTGATACACCGTTCTTTTGTTCAGGTGGCCGTAGTGATCAAGGTCGCGATTGGGACGGTATCATTCAAATTGGACATATAAATATAAATACTGATTAGTATTTTAAACAAAGATAGGGGTATCAATGGCAAAACACGGAGCAAAAAATGGAATTCACATATAAAATTGAAAACTACATCCAGTCTGAAAAGCGACTGTTTGTTGTCTACACCCCGACCGACACCTCGTTGCCGGCCTGGGGCAACTGGGTCCAGATAAATGACAACATGACAGAAGCCGAGATCAAAGAGCGCGTGGTTCAATCGCTTCCAACATACCGCTGGGAAAACACTGAAATAGCCGCCGCTAAAAACCTTGTTGCCCATTCCGAAGTAGCGACATTTACACCCCCGCCAGAGCCCGAACCCGAAGCGACAATTTACCCGCAGCCTACGAAAGAAGAAATAGAAAGAATGCGGCGCAACCAAATATTATTTTATTCTGACTGGGCGGTATTACCCGACACGCCAATATCTGACGCAAAGAAAGCTGAGTATTTGATGTATAGACAGGCTTTGAGGGATGTACCTGAACAAAGCGGGTTTCCCGACAATATTGTTTGGCCTACAAGCCCTTAAGGAATAAAATATGGCATTACCAAATGGTACAACCATATCGATGTCGCAGATCAACACCGAGTTGGGCTATCCTGCCACCTATCTAATCAGCATGAATTCAATACTGGTGCGACAGCTGGCTGATAGAACAAGTGGCAGTATCAGCATGAGTAATTTTTGGGGGAAAAGTAGCGGTTTTTCTACTTTTGCTTTTGATAACGGAAGTAGTTTTTCCGTTTCAAATGTTCAAGGTGGTTTTTCACTTGCAAGCATCCGATTTGGCCCAGACGGGTCGATACTGAAAGAAGGTAACACCTCCAGTTCAGGGCCAACTGCTTATGGTAGCCCCCTAACTAGCGGGCTAGGCTCTCGGTATGAGATTAGTTTGACTAATATAGATGTTTATAACCTAGGCGCAATTTCTGCGTTTGTTGCTTTTGGTGTATCTTACCCTCTCAATACTGGTGGCCCTCGTCCAACAACGCCGTGGTATGAATTATCGAGCAATCAAGATGTCTATATTTCCTCAAATTCAGGTTCGCGCGGTGACGTAGGATTTGAAGTGCGTATCCGTCATATTACATCAAGCACAACTATAACTCGCGGAGGCAGTATGACCGCTTTGAGCTTATAAAAAAATATAGAATCTATTGACAACGTAAAATATATCATATATAATAGAGACATTGCTGTATGAAGCAAAGAGAAAAGTGTTCTGGACGCGGGTTCGACTCCCGCCTGGTCCACCATAAAGAGTATTGAGTTGACATGGGCTGAGATGCCGCAAACAGTATTCTTCATAATGGGCCAGTCATGGTTTCGACAGGGCAACAAGTAACAGAGTGGACAGCACGGTAGGCGATGACCGTAAATCAAGCAAAAAACGTAAATGCAAACGACAGCTCTTATGAGTACGCATTAGCAGCCTAAACGCTGCTTAGGGTTTCGGTAGGTTTCCTCGTAACAGAATAACCTACCACACACTTACACAACACAGGAGAAACAATGTCAAATATGACACCTTTCGAAATTCGTCTTGACCTTTTAAAAATGGCGAAAGACATGCTAACCGATTCTTACTTTTCTGAAAAGGATCGTCTTAGCGCGGATTGGAATGTAAAGGTTGATTCAGCCAAACTCAACGGTCTTCCAATTCCAGAACATCCACAGTACCCAGCTTACCCATCCGAAACAGATGTGATCAACAAAGCACAGCTGTTGAATGGTTTTGTGTCGAATATTCAAACAGAAACAAAAACATCCTCTACTAAGATATCTCTTTCAAAGAAGGATAGCTGATGGTACACGTCTCAAATATTTTGTTAAAAGTATTGCTTTTAGCTCTATCACTTTATGCTATTAGCTTGTACTCATCAAGTAAAATTCAATCTTACAAGCAGGACAGACAGTTCAACAGTCCAGTCTCTATGGCCGAGCGCGAAAGACAGCTTACATGCCTAGCAAAGAACATATACTTTGAAGCTGCAACAGAACCTTTTGAAGGTAAGGTGGCAGTAGCTCAAGTTACAATAAATAGAGCTGAGTCAGGTAGGTATCCATCAGACATATGTGATGTTGTCTACCAGAAGAATGTTGCGTATGGTAAGGTTATATGTCAGTTTTCGTGGTATTGTCTGAATGGTCCGACTGTTAAGCACAACGGACTTTACAAAGAATCAATGGAAGTTGCTAAGAAGGTTTTGTTAGAAGACTTTAGACTATCTTCTATCAAGAATGCTTACTTCTACCATGCTGACTATGTTAGTCCAAACTGGAATCTTCCAAAGATAACACAAATCGGTCGTCATATTTTTTACGGACAAATAAATAATGGAAAAAATTAATTCTATTAAAGAAAAGCTTCTTCAGTATTTTGATGGATTCTCAAAAGCATCTGCCGATACAATAGCATGGTTAAGCGTTATTTGTATAATGGCTTCTACGATTCCAGGTTTCTTAGCAGTAATGGCGCATGCTACAGACCGTATGCCGTCTTTAGATATTACTTTAATGGTATGGGGTGGGTTATTGCTTTACTTCCTTAGATCGGCTATTTTGAAGGACATGCTTATGTTGGTAACAATCGGTTTAGGATTTGCTGTACAAGCAATCCTCCTTGGTTTAATTTTCTTCGTTTAATATGATACAAGATCTAAGTTTTGTCAGTATAGTAGAATTTACAAAAGAGATCGAACACATTGTGTATACCAAGGATATGGAATACATTGATGCAGTGATTTACTTTTGTGAACAAAAAGGATTAGATGTTGAAACAGCAGCATCACTTATTAGAAATAATTCAAAGCTGAAAGCCTCTATTCAGCTAGAGGCTGAGAAGCTCAACTACCTACCAAAGACCACACAACTCCCTCTATGACTGACTACGAAGCGTATCTTAAATACTGCGCTCTCAAAAGACATTTCCAGTCCACATCTTACGACTACTTCAAATATAACGGTAAGGTAAAAGCATCTTACGAATCATTTGAAAAGCGGTCTGATAGAATCTTCTTCACTAAGTTAGCAAAGCACAAGGATATTATAGGTTTCCTGGTTGCTAACTTAGTTATTGAGGATAAGTGGGTCGGAGATTTAGTTAATGAGCAAGTTGCTGAGAAAGCATACAAGGACTGGCTCAAACGCAAGGAATCCCTTTCATATGTGTTTATGAGCGATCTTGATAAGCTGGACGGGTTAATAGAGTCGTTGAAGGTAGTGGACAACCAGCATCCAATACTTTTTAAAAAGTATCTCTCCAAAGAGATATGTGCTGAGACTCTTATAATCATTAACCACATTCAACGGTACTTTGGTTACTGGTCTAAGAATATGGGTACTGATCCAATATGGAGTCAAGAGAAAAATAAATTGTTGAAACTCGCTCCCTTTGTGGAGTACAATGATAAATATAAAGGTATGCTGATCAAACAATTCAGACGTTGACTCTGGATCTTGGTTTACATATAATACTTTATGCAGTAGGTGGATAAGTTAATATACATTAAATACATTTTATACAAGGAGTACACATATGTCTTTTGCGAATCTCAAAAAGTCTTCTAAGACTAGTCTCGAGAAAATCACCCAGCAAGTAAACAAGCTCGCAACACCGGAAGGTGGAGGCCGCGAGAATGATAATCGCTTTTGGCAACCAGAAGTTGATAAGTCCGGTAACGGATTTGCTGTGATCAGGTTCTTGCCAGCCCCTGATGGTGAAGATGTCCCGTTCGTTCGTATCTTTGATCACGGCTTCAAAGGTCCAGGCGGCCAATGGTACATCGAAAAGTCGCTTACTACAATTGGTAAGCAAGATCCTGTTTCTGAATACAATAGCCAATTATGGGCTACTGGTGTTCAAGCAAATCAAGATCAAGTACGCAAACAAAAGCGTAAACTAAACTTCATTAGCAACATCTACGTTGTTAGTGATAAAGCACATCCAGAAAACGAAGGTAAAGTATTCCTGTACAAGTACGGTAAGAAAATCTTTGATAAGTTGAATGCTGCAATGAATCCTGAGTTTGAGGATGAGGATCCAGTGAACCCGTTTGATTTGTGGGCTGGTGCAAGCTTCAAGTTGAAGATCCGTAATGTCGAAGGATATCGTAACTATGACAAGTCTGAGTTCGAGAAGCCTGAGCCACTAATCGATGACGATGCAGCTTTAGAAAAGTTGTGGAAGTCTGAGTACTCATTGCAAGAGTTCTTGAAAGAAGAGCACTTCAAGCCATACGACGAATTGAAGCAAAAGCTCTACCGAGTATTGGCACTTGACGGAAGTGCACCTCGTGCAGTGCAGAATGCATCTTTGACCGATTTGGATGAGGACGAAACTCCTGCACCTAAAGCATCAAAGACAGTAAGTGCACCTTCATCTAAGAAAGAATCAGCACCGTGGGATTCTAATGATGATGAGGATTTAGATCAGTTCAAAGCATTGTTGAACGACTAAAAAGGAAAGGGCCAAATAGGCCCTTTTTTTATGCTGTGCTGCTTCCAGCTAATGCATTGAACTGCCAGTTTCTATCTGCCATACTACCAGATATTACTGAACTAATTGAAGGACCACCACCTCCGCCACCTGAGTTCACTTGGTTAATATTTGTACTCTGATCATTAGATATCATTGACGCTGGTTGGGTGTTTTGTAATGCAAATATCTCTTGAAACACATTTGTCAGATCTTGTGTAGTTTTAGCAAAGTCTGATGTAAATTGTTTTATACTCATCCCTGCAAACTGACTTGGAGATTGTTTGGTTTCTTTTAATAAAGGGCCAACAAAGCTATCACTTCCCTCCTCATACTTCTCTGCTTCCTTTGCTTCTTTTTTTCTTCGAGCGTAGTTATCAGCAACAGAAGTAACTGTCATAGGTGCACTTATTGCTGCTTGCGCAATGGAAGTTTGTGATGTTGAGATGTTACCGTTTTGATATTTACCAGTTATACTTGCTATATATTCGCTAGTTGGTTTTTCAAGTTGTGGATTTGTATCTCTTGCAGCACTTCCAACTTCAAACCCAAGTACATCAGCAGCGATTGCATTTGGATCAGCCTTCAGTAGTTTTGCAGCACCTTTAGCTCCAACAGCATGAGCAAGGTGAAGATTTTCTGCAGTAAGCTCTATCCCTCTTTTCTTCAACTCCATTCCATTGAGCTGTGTAAATACTCTGTAAAGGTGGTCTTGATTTTCAGGGCTGAATATGTCGTTTTTAGTTAGTTTAGCAGGGGCCAATAAGAACTCAAGTACAGTTGGCATAAACTGATATTTACCCAACGCTCCTCTGTTCTTTCCTCTAGATTTACCAATTGCTATAACTTCACCAATTGTGAGCTGAGAAAGATTTTTACCACCGTGTGATCTAGGAATAGAAGGATCCCCTCCTGGGCCACTAAATCCATAAATGGCATCATAGCCAGCTGCGCCTCCTTCACTCATACCAACAATGTCCATTGCTGATGTAGAATGTGAGGCAGAGTTCGGAGTCAGAGCTCCTTGTGGTTTAGCAGCTTCCGCTCTATCAAATCTTCTTGAATCATTTTGATTGTTTCTTAATTGACTTTGATTGTAATATTGTTGTTTGAGAATATTATTTGTTTTCTGTTCGTAGTCGGTTGATTTGAGCGTGTCTGGCATTGGATTGAAAAATTCATAACCTGATCTACCCACATCTGCACCAACACTTCCGCCTGATATAGTGCCTGCTATTCCTAATCCAACTGATCCTATAGGACCAGCAAAAGCACCACCAACGAATCCTGCTGTACCAAAAACAATAGAACCAACTAAGCTTGAAATCTCTTCTGATTGTAGATACCCTTTCAACCATTCACCGTCACCTTGACTTACTATACCATTCATGACCATAGTATCAATTTGTTCGTTGATCATCTGTATTGTGAAAACGGTAATTGCTACAGCTACTCCACTCAAAGCAGCTGTTGCTACATTTCCAGCTTTGTAATTTTTCAAAGCAGTTAGAAACTTGGCGCCACCAGAAATCATTCCTAGTTCAGAAAGGGCGGCCAATCTTCCCACGAGTAAAGCGATAGCCCCTTTACCCAGTTTAAACTTTTTCATTGCCTCTAGTGATTTTTGCATCACCTTGATTTCTTTATCTGTCAAATTTCTTGACACAGTCGCCGTTGACAATCTACTAGCAGTAGCTGCTGATGTAGCTGCTTGAGCTACTGGTTGAGCTTGGCTAGTACCAGCTGCTATTTTTTGAGAACCTTTGACAGCCCCGTATGCAAGAGCCCCAGCACCTACAGTAGCTGAAACAACAGCAGAGCGGTCTTCTGGAATATATTCAGCCATTTTACCAGCTGCTTTGTTAGCTGCTATTCCCTTGTCAATATAGTATTTGAGTTCAGGGTTATTGATTATTCCTAACACGGTTTTGGATACACTGTCAAGAGCCTCAGATACTCTTTTAAAATCCATATCCTCTATTTTTTTAACAAGTTTTGTTATTTGTTCGGTAACTCCTCCCAACGTATCACCTAATGCACCAAATACTATACCTATTTCTTTTGTTATAGGTTTAACTACCTTACCAAAGCTTGAAGTATCAACATCGCCAAAGATACTTTTCATCAACCTACTGAAAGATTCACCAAGCTCCTTCTTTGTGGAATCATCCATCTTATCATAAACAAACATCTTACCAACTACACCTGCAATTGCAAACGGCAATGCTTTAGCTAATGATGATGCAACTCCTGAAGCAACAGAAGAAGCTGCACCTACAACAGCACCACCTGCTGATCCAACAGCACTACCAGTCCCTTTCACTGCAGCACTTGCTAGACTACTTACGGACTTCGTTATTGACGTAGAAAGATTACTAATACTTTTAGACATCTGATCGCTCTGTCTAATCATATTATTTTGTTTTGTGTTGATATCTTTGAGAGAACTTGCAGATAGATTTTGAGTCTTCAAAACAGCTCTCATTGTTTTATCAAGATTGTTTAGAGATGTTATTTGTCTATTGAGCAGTGCAGCTTCTTGGTTACCCTGACGGAGTTGTTGCGTACGCGTTGCGCGCATTTCGCGTAGCTGCTCTATAAATCCTCTATCCGCGCTAGTTGCCATTTTTAATTATATCCTGTTGCTTCTTTATATGATCCGATAACAATTGCAAGTACAAATCTCTTTCAAATACTATAAGATTCTCCACATCAGATATTGAGTAATTGTGGTGCTGAGCCATTATGAAAATAACTTGGTAGTAGTTTTCTAATGAGTTATGACTCAGCGCAACGTAAAAAAATCTTCGAGTGTTTTTAGTTCAATAACCCTGTCTGTTCCCTTCTTATTCGTGTATTCCATCTTATGATACAACTTTGGCATAGTATCAAAGAACATTTCGAAATCTCGGATTACACTAGTAGGAAGGCTATCAACAAACTCATCTACTTCTTCTGGTTTACTATCACTAAACAATACAATCTTGTCATCTTCAAAATACTGGTCCATACAACCCTTTATCATATAGAATAAAAGATTACTGATGTCAGTGTTTTCTATTGCTTTGCTCATCAAATCCATTGAAGGATACTTCATAACAATTCCTGACTGCTCTGTCAACTTAATGATGTTTGTATGCTTCTCATCAAACACTACTTCAATATCATCAGCATTGAGTTCAAACTTATAAGTTTCTTCATCTTCAAAATCAGTGTATGCTAACTCAATAAGATTGTTGACAGATTTAGCTCTCAGCTTTAAAAACAGGTATTCAATATCAAACGAAGCAAGGGAGTCAACAACTACTGCTGAATCTACGTCACAGTTGTTGATAATTTGCTTGAGAACAGTGACAATATCTTTTTGATCGCCACTTTGCTTAGCCATCAACAATAGCTTTTCTTCTTTGACTAAGAAAGGTCTAAATTTTACTTTTTGTTTGGTCGAGGGAATATTCAACTCAAAAACTGGGTGCATCAACTTTGGTAAAGCCATTATAACTCCTATAATTAATAATTTACATCAACAGCAAATGAACGGTATGT